ACGAGTGATAATTTGAGGACCTTGAGGAACAGCTTCATAAACATCGTTATCTGCATCATAAGAAAAAGTTTTGTCACCTATGGTAAAGAATGCACCAACATAAGAACAAGCTTTCTTAGCAGCAGCAACAAGAGTCTTGGAAAGTTCAAAAGAAGCATAAGCAACGATGGCAACTGAAGCAAGGGTAACAATAGAAGAAGCGAGAAGTGGAATGATAGAAGAACTTTTATGTTCGACAGAAACATCGTCATTCGCACCAAAGCAAAGATAAGATTTACCTTCACAAAATCGAAAATAATTTTCCCCACAAAACCAGAGGAAAGTCTCTTTGCAAAAGAACAAGCAACAAGTGTCACTATGAACATTCTTAAGCCGTAAACGAATAGCACGAGCATCGAGGTTATAACAACGCTGATGAATGACTTCAAGGCGGATCTTATCATCGGCAGAAACCTCACGAACAACAACATAAGGAGCAACGTTCTGTGAAGGGTGAAAAAATAACTCAGAAGGAATAACAGGTTTTGAATGCAAAGTGTTACGATTGAAAGCACGACAATCTTTTAAATCAACATAAGAAGCACCAGCCAAACAACAAGACTCAAGGTCAGGCGAAGTAACGACGCCAGATCGACCACAGTCACAATCAAGAACTTCACGAGGAACACCATCATAAGCAGAAATGTAACAAGAAACAAATGTTCCAGGAGTAAAATCAGGCAATTTACCGTCATCGTCAGAACGAGAACAAGGCTCAGAAGGGGCAGTGGGGGGCAGAGGCAAAGTGTCATCAAAACCATCTTGCAAATCATCGTATATACCTTGAGGTTCACAAAGCATACGCCAAGATTCACTTTTGACTTTATCAGGAACAAAATTGACACAATCCATATAATCCTTAAAAACTAAGCGACGGAGATTATCCCAAGTCCATATATTGGTAGAAGCTGAAAAAGGCAAAGGAGTATCAGCAGTTGTATAAATCAAAAACTCATACAATTCATTGGGGTCAATAATGTCAGCAGCAGATAACACATTACCAGCAGGAGCGATAATGCGGCCAGCGTGTTCATCATACTTATAGGGCGCTCGAACAAAAGGAACAACGATATACTTAAGACGACGCCGTAAAGCACTAACATCGGCAATAGAACGAACATGAGGGCCAAGAGCACCTCCAATAAATTGACCTTGTTGCCAAAAATTAACATTCGTGGCAGCGACAACAAGATCGCAAGCAGCTTTAGTACCCTTATCAGAGACCGCAGCCATATTAAGAGCCAT